CGCTTCTCGCGCATGCGCTCGTTCAGCGACGTGCCGGCGTAGGGAAGATTTTCTTCACGGAGATAATATCCCGCGAGGCCCGCTCCGGCCGCGACGGTCAAGCCAGCGCCCAAAGGATTGGTCAACAAAAAACGGGCGCCAAGGCCAAGGAGAGAACCGCCGCCGGTTGCGGTCGCCGTTTCGCCCACCGCGGTGCCGGTGGCTCGCGCCGCCGTTGGGCCCAACCCCGGGAACATTTTTAATGCTCCCGCGCGAGCTATTTTCAGCGCATAGTAGAGCCCCACTACGGCTTCCCCCAGCCCGAGCCATGCCGGTTGTGCAGTGAACGCATTGATGCCTTGGATGAGCACGTTCAAGGCCGCGATGACACCGTCGCTTCCAATAATCTTATCCCTCCAGTCGCGCAACGCGACCACGATCTCGCCTTCGGCCTTGTTCAACGCATCCGCTTGACCTTGTTGCTTCTCCGCCTCCTTGATCTGTTCCTTCGTCGCGTCCATCAAATCTATTTTGACGTCTCGCCACTCTGGCGGCATGCCAATTGACCTCGCGATGTCCTCGGTGTCGATAGCAGCGCGCGAAGCTGCACGCTGCCTCGCAGTCTCAGGCGTTTCACCGGGTTGATTGATATAGTCGCGCTGCAATCTTCGTGCTTGTTCCGCCTCCGTTTGCATCAACATCTTTCTAACGAAATTGAATTGTTCCGCCGGCTTCTGGCCGCCAACGCCCACGACCCCCGCAAGGACTTCGTTCGGATTGAGAAACCGTTGCCTGATCAACTGCGTCTCGGCGCTACCCATCCTTTGCGCGCGCGCGACGAACGAGACCGCGGCGCTGATCATCTGTTGTCCCTTTTCAAACGGGATGTTGACGTTCATCGCGTTCATTTGAGTGGCGAGCGCCTTCATTTCTGCGGTCGCGATCCCAATCGATTCAGATCGAATCTTCAGATTGTTCCAGCGCTGACCGAACTCCAATATTGCGTTGTTGACCTCCCACAACGCCAACGGCACGGCGGCGAGGGCGCTGGTGAATCCGCCGATGCCTTTGGTTGCCGTTTCGGTAATTTTGACGAACTCGCCTATTGGCAGGCCGGTGATTGAGCCGGCAAATTTGGTGACACTCTTGACCGCGTCGTTGAGGCCAGCGTTGAATGAATCGGTGCTCTTCTTAGCATTCTGAGCGAAGTCGGTCAGACCGCTGCGCACGGTGCGCAACGCCGGTGTCGCCTTGTCGACGGCGCTGACGATCAGTTGGAGTTCTTGAGTGTCAGGCATCAATCATCATCCGGGACGTCGTTTTTCATCCGTTCGGCGAGCCGACACGTGTAGTGCAGATGCGCGCCAAGTTCGCTGAACATCGGCATGTCAAGAAAGACGCGAGGATCGCAATGATAGAACCGGGCCAGCCGATAACAGTTGAGAACGATCTCCTCGTCCTCGCCGACGATCACCAAGCCTCCGGATCGGGGAGAAAAAAACGCCGCAACCTATATGCGCAGGAGTTCCAATCTTGCGGGTGCATGGCGTCGAGCAGCGGCGGGAATACGCCAGCGAGCTGCGCCATCATTGCCGTCATTTTGCGTTCGTCGAACATGATCTCGCCCGCGGCCGTAATGAACACCGGATTCCCGATGCGAACGATGTCGGAACCCGTAGGCTCGCGAAATCTCAGTTCGTTCAACTCCTCGCGCTTATTGCCGATGATCGATTTGTGCCGCAACTTAACGACGATGGGCCACTCCTGTCGCAGATCAGTCACCTCCGCCGACGGCGGTTCGGGCTGTTGTTGTGGCTCGGACTGCAATTGCGGTTGCGGCTGCGGTTGGGGTCGCGATTGCGGCGGCGCCCGACGTTGGCGTGCGTCTGGCGTCGTTTGGGCCTCGGCGATCGGCGCCTCGGCAGTAGTGACGAAACCTTCATGCGGCATGGGCCGCTCCTATTATGCTTGCGGGTTGGCAGTGCCCCACGGGGCTTGAACGGTGGCCGCCGCGCCCTGCCACGTGTTCACGTTGATGCCTTCCCAACGCACTCGGGCCTGACCGTCGCGCGTTGTTTGTTCCAACCCGGCTTTGCAGATGGAGTCCGTCATCTGGTAGTACCAACCGTCGGCGAGTTGGGCGAGCACGGTCACGTCGACCTGACCATCGAGCGCGGTGATATCGAAGTCTGGCGTTGTCGAAATGTCCGCCTCGATAAACGGGACCCTCGGCAGTTCTTGGTATCCGTGGATTCCGTCCTGACCGGCGAGCATGGTGCGCTCGACCATCGAATGGCTCACGGTGAAGTTGCCGCGCAGTCTCATTTGGACGCCGCCCACAGTCAGAAAGGCGACGCCAGCGATTTTCTGGGCCATGTCTCACTCCTGATTTTCGAGATTTTCGAGTTGATCAGTTCGATCAGATCGGCACGCCGCCGGACGGAATGATTCCGGTCACGCCGAACCCGCCGCCAGCGCCGGCCGCGTCGATCTGCGCGTTGTACTGGAGCCTGAACTGTGCCAAAACTGCGAAGATGCGTAGTTGATTGATGAGATCAGGCGGGTATAAAACATTAACGCGGTTGGGGTCCGTGTCGTCTCTCTCTACAAGCAAATTCTGAACAAATGCTGCCGTGTTTTCTACGAGACCGTTGAACTGATCTGTCATGTACTCGGAGATCAGTTCCGCCTTGATGATCGCTGGCGTCACGATAGCCTGCCCGGGGCCGAAGCGTGTGCCGTCGTTGGCAAGCTTCATGCGTGGGAATTTGGACGTGATGGCCTGCTTCTGAGTGCGGATCAACCGCGCGAGCGTCGCTAGAGTCGTCACCAACTCATAGGCCGTGTCGGGAGTGCCATAGAGATTGAGTTGATAGGTCGTCGACTCGCGCGAGATCATCGGTTGATTGTCGCTGCCGGGCTTCTGCGTCGCCAGCCCGTTGCTGGCCATTGTCTGCAAGTCGACGGCATTGAACCGCTGTTGGAGCGGTGCAAGCTTGATCCCGTTCAGTGAGAGAGTTTGCAACGGCCGCGCCGGATCGTTGAGCAGCGCGCGTTGCGCCTTCCCGACATAGGCCGCCGTCCATTCGTAGACCGGCGAGGGGCTCGCTAGTTCGACGGCCATGACCGAAGTAACCGCGTTGTTGCGCGACTGACCGAAGAGAACGAGATTCGGCATCGTATCTCTTTTGGCCGAGAAGAGATGGCCGTAAAGCTGACGTCGATAACCCCAACGGCCGGTATCAGCGAAACCGTACTCCGTCTCCCACGCCATCAAACTATTCGAGTCCGTGTAGGGAAGCGCGACGTATTCGAAAATTTGCTCCCCGAGATTCGAAATCGCGGTCGTAAAGACAGGCACGCCGACGCCGCCGGCGAGTTTGCCGCCGGTCGGTAACGTCATGGCGAGTCCAGGAGGTGTCATCTCGCCGCCGATGCCGCCGTAGTAGTTCGTGAGAACGGTGATGTCGTTGGCGGTCGCGCCTTTCCACAAGGCCGTGAGCGTCACCGTCCCAGTTGCTGCCGATGCGATCACCGGCAGATCGTCGAGGGCATTGATAGCGGTTGCGATTTCCGTCGCCACGGTGGCAACGGTGTCACCGGCCTGAACATTCACCGGAACGTGTTGGCCGCCGATATAGAGATCGATCGTACCGGCTTCGGTTGGGGCCGTCGTCACCACGATCGTGCCGGTTGCGGCAACTGCACCGACCGGCTCGGCGACTCCCAAGCCGTAGACTATGTTACCGAAGTTGTTGGCGAAGAAAGAAGCAAACATTCGCGACAACTCGCTGCCGCGCCCGTAGGCCGCGTCGGCCTGCGCTTGCGATCCAATCGGGGTCGGAACATTGACCGAACCAGTAGAACCGAGCGTGGTGTATGAACCGCCTGTGACGAAAGCCCCGGGCGTGCTCGGCATGGCGACGACAATCGTTGATCCGGTCGTGCCGGTGACAGTTGTGAAAGTGCCGTTGAAGCCGGCCGGGCTCAATCCGCTTATCGTCACCGTCGCGCCAACGGCGAGGCCATGCGGCGCCGCCGTCGTATAAGTAGCTTGGCTTGCTGTCCAAGACGCGGTCGTTATGCTCCCGGAACTCGCGGCGGCGAGCATCGTGCCGACCAGCAGTCCGGGAAGGCCCAGCACCGGCAATCCCGCCATCGATGGGTCGACCTCGACGTAGTAGAGCGGAATTTTGATGTCTGAGGGGATATTGCTAAAACTGATGGGCACGTTCGCCTCCTGTGTTCATGATTGTTTATGATTGCGTCGCCGCATGTCTTGGGCGCGGCGGCTCCGATTTCTTCTCCTCCTCGTCGAGCGTGATCGAGCCATCTTCGAGGCGGCGGTGTGTATAGGTGTCCATCGGCCATTCGGTCGGGCCGGTCGATCGGAACACTCCGGCAGTGGGATGTTTCAAGATGCGGCGCATATCCTCGTTCGCAGGCAGGACGCGCACGCGCGGAACCTCTCTCGACTTTCTTATTGCTTCGAGTCGCGCTTGCTTCGCCGCATTACGCGTCGCGCGCGGATCGGGACTCGGTGATGCTGGGATTGTCATGATGTTCTCTCCTTCTTCATTTTCGCGGGGGTGAACTCGTAATCACTGATGATGCGTTGCACTTCGCTCGCCGGCGGCACGGTGCCGTCATCGGCAAGCGGCACCGTTTGAACGTTGATCTCCAAAAGATCGTCGGTGATCGTCGGGTACCATTCGCTGCGGGAACGAATCGTCGCGAAATATTCCAATTCGCCGATCGGTTGTTTGTTGGCGCCGATCACGTCCCAAACATGCTGACGTCTGCCGCGCACGACGCCCTCGAAACGGACGTTGTCCGGCATGTCGGAGTTGACCATGTTTGTTAGATTGCCGTCG